GATAAAGTTATTCACTACGATTGATTTATCTTCTCCTGTAATAATTTCACAAACTCATTCTGAATCATTTTGGTAAACTTAATATAAGGAGCGTCTTCCGAATCTCTATTATACCCACCTGTTCCTTTTGGTGGACGAGTATTTCTACCCATAAAGTTTAATCCTGATATGTTTGTAATACATTTGTGTCCTCCACTGTTTGCCTGAATAAAATCCCAAGCATTTACTTTAATATCGTCTAACATTTGTCTATGTTCTTCTGGTAACTCAGAGAAAGGTTTCTCCATCATTTCACCGATGTGAATTAATTCCTCTTTACCATCTTCCTTATTCTTATATTCTTTACCATACAAAGCAACAAAATCTTTAAAGGTAAATCCCGTTGATTCCGGATTAAAATCTTTTGATGATTCTGAAATCCATTTAATCGTTGAAAGGGAAATCTCTCTTTGTTTTAATTGGTCTTCCCATTTTGATAATACCTCTTGAGCAATCTCACCTAAATTAACACCTTTTAATTGACGTTCACTTTTAAATGGATTACAAGACGCTTGAACCAAACCTAAAGGCCAAGCAATAACTATAAAATCAGCTTCCGGATTATTTTTGAATGGTGTATATCTATCGTAAGAACCTGGCTTAAACATTGAACCTCCACCGTATTGAACAATAACATTACCTAATACTTTAACATTAGGATTAGTTTGCATTGATTTAACATACTCATCTTTGTTTGTCTCAAGTTGTTCCGGTTTTGCATAACCTTTTTCAACCATTATCTTTTTAATAGTGTGTAATATGTTCAATAATGACGGAGTACACTCCATAACCAAAGTTTCTAAGAACCCTGGTTTATTTTTAAACGCTAATAATAGTTTGTTAACAACTAATCCCATTAACATTTTATTTTTTTCTAATGATTTTTCTTTATCTAATCTAAATAAATAAGAAATTACTTCATCAACAGATATATCATTAACCGCATAGTTTGCAGAATCTACCGTTGAAATAAGTAATATGTCTGACGATGGGAACAGTTCTTTAGGTGAAACAACCTGAGAGATGGTTTCAACATTTGAACGAGAACTTCTAAATGATGTTGATTTAGTATCTTCAGCACCCGCTTGTCTATCGTGGTGGTCAGTATGAATAACAAACATTGGTTTTCCGTGAGCAAAATCAACCAAGACAGGCATCACGTCCCCTTTAGCGTCATTCTTCTTTACAGCGAACTCTTTGTCCCCATATTGTATGATATGAGTATCAACTACTTTAATACCATTGTTCTCAAGGTATTGTTTCATTGCAATAGCCGTAGTAACACCATCTAAATCTTGGTGAAAGTATATTTCAGCTTTAGGATATCTTTTAGCAAGAGCATTAATATCTCTTAAACCACTTTCTTTTATAAGTTTTTTCATATTATGCGGCCGTTTTAAGTGCTCCCCCAAGTAAAGAACTTAACATTCCTGAAAATGGGTCCGAAGATGGTTGTGCTGGAGATTGAGGTTTTACTTGAACCGGTTCATCATACTCTGATGATTGATTACCAAACTCTTGATTATAAAGTTCTTTATTAGCCGGGTCTTGATTAAATTGGTCCATTTTAGCTTGTAAATCAGGAATTTGTTGTTCTAATTCCTCCGGACCAATAAAATTAGCCACCCCAAGAGCATCTAATAACTTTAAATACCATTTACTTCTTCTCATTAATGACCTTGTTGCTCTGTTACCAAAAAATCTACCCATACCACCTGATAAATATTTACTACTAAATGATTGTAATTCGCCCGCATTTTTACTAAAAGACGTTACTTTACCAGTCGCAGTCATTTCTTTACCGGCCTTTGTAAATATTTGAACATATTCTTCAATTACTTTAATTAATCCACCTAAACCAGGTACGTTACCTACAGAGTTTTTCAATATTGAAACTAATTTTTCACCCCAATTTGGAGCTGTTTTAACTAATTTAGCCACAGGTCCACCCATAGATTTAGCACTTTTTGCAATTTTAACCGCATCACCACCAATAGCAGCTGCTTTAAAGACTTTAGCAGTTTCCCCACCAATTTTCATAACACCTACAACAGGTTTAGCAATCGCATCACCTAATATAGGTACTGCTGAAATAAACGATAATAAGGCGAATAATTTATCACCTTGATTCCAATAACTAACACCGTTAACTAAATCAACAACACCTGTTGGGTCAAAAATACCAACAATATCACCCACAGTGTTATACCATCTGTCTTCATTAAGTTTTAACCTCTCTTCTTCATATATTTGAAGAATTCGTTCTTTTAATTCTGATTCTTTTATAGTCTTTTTCATATTATTAATCTAAACCTAAAAAGTGCATACCTTTATCAATAAAATCTCCCTCATCGGAAATACATTGTTTGAAAATTTCAACATCTTTATTCGGCATTTTATTTTGTGTCATTGGACCCCAAGTACCATCAGCGTCAACACCAATCTTAGATTGATATTTACTTAAAGCTTCTTTTGTTTTACCCGCCAACAACCCATCAACTTTTAATGGTTGATTTGAATCATCTTTAAACCCCTTTTTATTAAGAAAACATTGAATTGCTTTTTTAAACTCTATTGGTTCATTTTGTTCGTTAATTAAACCGTATCTTGAACGGATATCATTTCTTTCTTCTTCTGAAATTATAAATCTTTTTGCCATAATGAATCTTTTACTTATAAATATACCAAAAATAAAAAAGAGGTTATAACACCTCTTCTTTTAATTCTAATTTTGTTTGTTTTCTTTCATCTATTAACGATTGAACTCTTTTCCTTGCAATTTCTGTATAGTCCGGAGACAACTCAATTCCAATCCATCTTCTATCTAATAACTCAGCAGCAAATGCTGATGTCCCACTTCCCATAAAGGGGTCAAGAACAATATCATTCTTATATGATAATATTTTAATCGCCTTTGCTGGAATATCCATTGAGAATGTGGCTTTAGTTAATGACCTAGTATCCGCAAAGTATTCCCATCTACCAAACACCAAATTCATAAACTCTTTCTTGTCTTCATCCTTATAAACCATTTTGTTTTTAATTTTACCATCTTCGGTAGTTACTTCAGTTGGTGTTCCCAACCATTGTGAAACCCCCTTAGATAATTTCTTACTACTTTTCTTATAAGCCAAAATGATACATTCTTTTGGATTGTAAACATAAGGTGCCGACGCACTCATCCAAGAACCCCAAGCAGTTTGTCTAACTCTGTGTGGACTATCTTCTGTAAGGTCAACTAACCCACTAAATTTAAACCCAACTTCTTTCATCATCATCCAAAACTCAGCAACAAATAATATTCTCCCACCTCTTTCTTGAACATTCAATTCATTTGGTACATTTACCGCAATCCTACCATCATCCTTTAATACTCGGAACGCCTCTCTTAACCAATCCTTTGACCACTCGTAATACTCTTCCATTGGTAAATCATCCTTATGAACATCATAAGATATGTTTACATTATATGGTGGTGATGTCACCAATAAATCAATTGAACCTTCAGGAAATGTTTTCATTACCTCAATACAATCTCCATTAATTATCTTTCCTGTCTCTATCATATTACTCTTTTAATTGGTATTCCCAACCATCTTCTTTTTTAATTGGCGTTATTTCTAAATCTAAAAACACCGCATTTTGTTCACCAGCGTGTAACCCTAATATATTATAATCGTAAAACTCTTCAGCTTCACCCATAGTCATTAGGTCTCTTTCTTGTAAGATATTTAATATCCCTTGTTTTGAATATAACATCTTTCTTCCCGGAGAACCAAAGTCCTCCACAATCCCAACGATTGCACCTTCCAATCCATCTAATAGAACCGCACCTTCTGCGTATTCATCAATATCAACTGTTACTCTCAAGACGTTCAATTTTACGATTCAAATACCACAACGCTTTTTTCATATCCTGAAGTTCTTTATCTGTGTCTTTCTTACCCGCTCTTGCAACATACTTAACCACGTTGAAGATGTAAGCGTCTTTATCTAAACCCCAAGCCTCACAAACTTTTACGACTTCGTAAATATTTTCTTTTCCCCCATAATGTTCCGGGTGGTTTACCATTTCTTTACTCATAATTTTACTATATAATATTTCCCTAATTTTACACTTTTTACATACCCATTTCTAACGGAGAACAACGGTTTTGTCGTAACATTAACACCAATACCATTATTAAATCTAATGGACCAACCTGACGGTGATTTACTGTATAATATTGATTTATTAAACATCTTAATTACAGTCTGACTACACCCATAACCTATGTAATATGTTTTTTTAGATAGCCACATAATATCCACCACTTAATGTACTTTCTTTAATATAACCTTCAGATATCAAAATATCCAATTGTTTTTTGGTCTCATCCAAATTCTGTCTAAGAATATATTTGGAGATGTAACTAATATGGATTGGTTGTCGTAACTTATCCATCAATGATTTGATTTGTTTTTTGTCCATTTTTTTTATATTTTAAATTATTCTTAAAACCAATAATATATTAGGGTTTCATTTCCATAGACTTTAATTTTAGTACATTCTATAGATATACCAAGAGGTTTAACCTTATTATTTTTTAATTTTATAATTTTATTCCACATATTTTGTAAAATATTAGAAGGTTTTATTTCACTCATCCAATGTGGTTGATTCAAAACTTTCATTTTTATTAATTCTTCAAATAGTTTAGATGGAAATTCACCATCATAAGGGTAATACTCTTTTACTTTCTTACCATCTTTGTATTGTGTAGCAAATATTGGATTACTTGTATTAACATCAAATTTATTATTAATTTTATATGTCGCAATAACATTAAAGTCTTTATCATATCTTTTTTCGTAAGGATAAATATCTTCTTTAGTTATCGGGTCATATTGGAAATACATTGAATCAAAAATAAACTTCCCGTTAATATAATTAAATTTTACAAAAGTTTCATAATCAACATCTAGATAACGCACAATTTCACCTAAATAAATTGATTCTAAATTATTGTTATCATATCTAACACCACCAACTATTTTTGAAAAATCTGTATTCTCAAACCCCCAAACTTTTTTTAAATTTTCCGGTACTAATTTTAACATTTTTTTGACAAAACTCTCTTTAAAATATATATTATTTTCCATTATGATAATAATTTTCTTGTTACTTTAACGTTTTGATTTATATATGATAATATTTTTCTTTTAAAAATTGGTATTAATGTTTGTTCTAACGGAAATATATCACTACAGAACACTTCAAATATTGGATAATTTGACTCGTTATTTTTCTCGTACGTTTTTGAAAAAGTAGAGATAATTTCCGGTATTGTCAAATTATCTTGTTGTCCTTTGAAAATTAATTTTAATGATGTTTTTGTTTGTCCTTTAGTCTTATATACCTTTCTTGTGATATATTGCCATACATATACATTATCAGGTGTTTTATAGGTGAAAAACCCTGACTTACTATCAATATTATTTTTGTTTTTTTTAACAATAACTTCTATTGAATCGTATACAATACTCCAAATTGATTTTGCGTAATTAAAATAGTCGTGTAGTTGTGGTTGACTATTTTTTAATATTTTTTGATACTCAATAACTTCCTCATCGTCTAATACCGGAATATCCTTAACCTTCAAGTCAGCCAATACTAGTTCATCATCATTAGAAGTTAATTTTCTATCAACATATAAAATTTTGTTTTGTGTAAGTAAGGTCTGTATATTACCCAAATGTAACGAAAGTTCGATAAACATTGGGTAGACCTCCATTCTCTCAAGATGTTTATTCATCTTTTGAAAGTAGTCCAATAAAACATACTG